AGCAGAATATCTGTAACCTCATCTTACTTTTATTCAGCTTCTTTAAACATATACAGCAATTTAACTTCTAGCAGAAGCGTTACTCTTGGAATGAGATGGTTTAATTCTTCGGGAACGGCGCTCTCTACAACCACTAAAACAGTTGCTGTTACTTCTACAAGTCAAAAAATAACTACAGATGTTGTTAACCCTCCTTCTGGAGCAGCCACAATGCAAGTAATTATTGACTTTACTAACTGCACTAGTACCGATGTATTTTATATAGATTCCCCAATTCTTACTACAACTGTAGGTATAGGTTCTGCCGCAGTTTCAACTTTGTCAAGCCTTAATTTAAAACAGTATGTAGCAGTTAATGGGGACACCTCTGGGGATACTTACTCAAATCCTTATGCAATTAATTCAACGGATACTTTAGGTACAGGCGAGACATACTATAATATTCAATCCTCTACCGATACGGGGTATTACGGAGTAACCAATTCGGGGGCTTTTACCCCACTTTTAACCGATTTACAAGAATTATATTTTCTTACCTCAGGCACAAAATCTTTTAAAATTGGCGATCGTATTAAAATCTTTGATGGATATGACACTAGCAAATGGGCAGAAGCTGTAGTCCATAGTAAAAATGGAAACTATTCTGTTAGTTTCCTATGCGATAAATTATCAGCTTCAGGTATAACAATAAACCTACCAATAATTCGTCTTGCTAATTATCAATATCGAACTGTTGGAAGTAACGTAACCTTAAGCAGCACTCAGTTTAATAGAGTATCTGTTACTTTTAGAACTCCAAACACTGTACCCGCTAGAGTTAAAGCATCAATATTTTTTCCTGCAATGACTAACGGAAATGTTTACTACATTGATGGGTGCCTCTTAGAAAAAGGATCTAAATTAAAGCCGTTTTTCTGGGGCAGCGGTGGTGTAAACACCACTACAACAAACCTTGTTCCAGCATTTGACCCTTACAATGATCTTTTTGCTGCAGCTGGAGACTGTCAGTGGGAAAAGAAATTACGCACTAATCTTATTAATAATCCTTCTTTTGAAGCATCGGGTTCCGGATCCACCACTGGTTATGCAGCTTCTAATGGAACCTTAACTTCAGTAACTTATACTTCGGCTGGAATACCTGCAATGTTTGGTACTTACGTTGGAAAGATTGTAACTTCTGCAGCAAACAGTTATATAACTACTACGTTTAAATACCCCTCAAACATGACGCTTTCAGGCTCTCCCACAACTGCTCCATTCCCTTATGGAGGCGAAGAGGTCAGCGTATCTGCGTACGTTTACGGACCTGCAGGAACATATACGATTAATACCTATAACGGATATGCAATAAAATCATTTACAGTTCCTGCAAATACTTGGACACGTCTTTCTGTAACCGGGTTGGCAGACAAAGCAACCACAACTACTCCAACGGTTGGGGTAGTAATAACATCGTCTATAGCTACAGGTACTTGGTACGTAGATGGTGTTCAAGCAGAACTTAGTGCTAACCCAACTCCATTTGTTGATCCAGCAGACTCCGCAACTATTGCCATTACTCATCCTAGAGATAATGCGCAAAAAATTTATTCGACTATGCAATCAGCTACCGGAAGTAGTAAGAGCTACTACTGGCCTAAATTAGCTAATAAGCTAAGTCGACTAACGGCTAACCTTCCTAACTACACCCCACTGGGATCTAGCTTCATTGTAAAGCTTGGAGAGTTAGAGTATTTTGATTTAGAGAATGTAGACTCGTTACTTAAATCAGCCTCGTTTGAAAAAAGCCTTTATGGATGGAGCACAAGCAGTGCTAACACTACAATGGCTAGGGTTGTTGGCAAGGGAGCTTTGTATGGAGAAGTGGGCTCTAATAGCACCTCTTGGTTAAAACTAACGAACACAACTACTAGTGAAACTTCTTTTGATGTATATCAAAATTCTATCTTTGTTGGTGGAGGCAATAGGTACGTGTGCAATGCAGCTGCTCAGATTACCTCTAGCGCAGACGCAGGAACTATTAGAATTACTGTAGAATGGTTTGACTCGACAAACACTGCAATTTCTGGCTCAACAGTTTACAAAGATACTCCAATTACTACTAAAAATCGTTGGAATTATATAGAGGTTGCAGACGCAACCGACAACCTTACTGCTCCAAGTACAGCATCATATGCTAAGGTTACTTTAAGGTATACACCTACGACTAGAAGCTCTACAAATTCAGTGCTTTTTGATCGAGTTGTATTTAAGCAGATTATATAGATAGGGTGAGGGCATGATTAGTTTAGTTATAGCTTCATTAGCTACGGCGTTTGTATTAACTGCTGTAGAAGAATTAGTAATAAATCTTGGTAAATATAGGGGCCTGCTAGCCTTTTTTATTAGCCTTTTAGGCACATATTTTACAGACACGACAAAGCCAGGAATGTTAATATTTACGGCTCTGGCATCAGCCTTTGCTGGTATAACTTTATCTGTTTCTGTGGTTAGTTTGCTAGAAAGCAGGGACCCACGTATAGTTAGGCGTCTACCGAGGCGTGTACCGCCACTGTAAGGCGTTTAGGAGGGCATTATGATAAGTTCTACCCCCTTGACGGATACGCGGCTCTCGCTGCGTTCTAGGGGCATTTGGGGCCTATTTATTGGCATGGGTCGGGCCATGTCCGCATCTGAAATATACCCCCTAGTTCCAGAGGGTCGAGATGCCATAAGAAAAGCGCTGCGGGAACTAATTAATGCTGGGTATCTGACTGAAACCCGATTCCAGGATCAAAATGGCCAATGGGCTTACGAATTGAGTATCACCCCGGCCTGGTTTACCGGAGACGGATTTTCAGGGCACCTGCAATACGGTACCGCTATTAGCTATAGTACTAGTAGCTTAAGTACGTTAATAGAACTTACTAACGTAAGTTCTAATAACGTATCGGGCGTGCCGCCCGAGGAAGTAAACAATGAAGAGGAGTATGTTCTAGTGAGTTGGCCAGGTCTTGACGAAGAGCCACAGGAACCCAAGGCTAAAAAGAAATGGGTTGAAGAAGAAGAGTTTGGGGCAATAGGAGCCTTAGACCTACGCGATAAAAAAGAAATTCGAAAAGCTAAGTACAAAAAAACTAAGTTTGAAGCAGTCCCAGCTAGCATGCTTAGGAATGAACGGCCAGAGGAACTCTGGACTACAGAAGACTTAGTCAGTGAGTTCTACGAATTGACCCGAAATACTGCGCCTAATGTTCCCAGCCAAGTTAACGGCAAGAATCTTGCTACTTGGATTAACCGTCAAGTTAGTGATGGAGTCACTCGGTTAGCAATGCTAAAGGCCATGCGAGCATTCTTTAATGATCCACGCTTGACAAAAGATCCCGGTATAGGTCATCCTTATTGGCGTAGGTTTATTTCTTACTACCCAACAGTTCATGGAATACATTCAAGGACTGAAGAAGTTGCCTATACAGACGATGAGTTTGAAGCACATCAGGCTCGTATGCTAAAGCTATTGGAGGACTAATGTATAGCTTGTCAGAATTAAGGCCATCCGTGAGGAGCCAGATAAATCAAGCTGGAATTCCAGAACGTTTTATTGGCCTTACTTTGGATGACTTAAGGCCTTACAAAAATGACCCCGCAACTACCATACAAACTTGGATAGATCTGGTTTTAAATGGGGAAATTATTAAGTCTCGTGGGTCATCTAGGTGCGGATTAGGATTACTTTTAGTTGGCATGCCAGGACACGGCAAGACTACTCTTGCTAGTGTTGTACTGCAGGAAGTATTGCGGAAGTCTGCCCCAGAGTTTTGGGGATCGACTGAAACATTCGCTAAGAAACCAGCACTATTTGTAGACTATCCAAAGCTACTACGTATTCAACAACGTGCTTGGAAAGAAGATGACGGCAGTGATGCTGCACTTATGGAAAGCATATATGGCGATGCCAAACCTTTGGATAATATTAGTATCCTAGTGCTTGACGATTTGGGTAAGGAACATAGAACTGCATCTGGCTGGGCTGAGAACACTTTTGACTCTGTTCTTCGGTCTCGTTACAATGCAGGATTACCTACTATCGTTACAACGAACGTTCCATTAAAAAATTGGGGTGAGGTTTATGGGCAACCTATGGAAAGTTTTGCACATGAAGCATTTATTCCACTAAACATAGTATCAGAAGAGGGAGATCGAAGGAAAAATGAAGGATAAAACAATGGCTGCTGACTGGCGTACAGTTCAATTCTTTTTATCACCGCGAGGTGTTTATGAAGTTTCTATTGACTTGAGTAGCGAATCTGTTCGCTGCACCTGTACCTCATTTGAAAATAGGCAAGTATGTACTCATACTCGCACAGTTGTTGCACGTGCTCGCCGCAATGGTGGTGTGTACCCGCTTAAAGTTTCTTCACGGGCAACAGAAGACGAGAGTGCTGCAGCAAATGAATCCGCTGAGCAGTTTCGTGAGTTTGTAATCAAATATGGATACATAGAGGCTTAGATTATGCAAGGAGGGGATTTAAGTAACGAAGTTCCACGTAGGGCCGTAGTAACTATTGATTGTTTTATTGATAGAGCTCCGGCAATAAAAAAAGTTTTTGGTATTATTCCACACACTACTGAAGAAGTGACATACAACTATGGTATGTTGTCTAGGTTCTGGAATTACTCCTCGTATACCGGTTTCATTTTAGAGTTGGTCGGTTTTGGCTATACTCAAAAAGAAATGGACGAAGTAATGGAGGACCTGGATAATCTTGGCACTAACCCATTTAGATATGGTAAGGCCTATGGAGTCATTTCAGATCTTGTGGCAGAGTTGCCATATCGAAGTGACTTGGCGTGTGTAATTGACATACCCCAGAACGCACTACGCTATGGTAGTTGGTACTATGACCTTGGGAGGGTTTAATGGCTGCTGATAATGAATTACGATTAATCAGTCGTGCAGTCCGTACTCGAGATATCTCAAAGATAATGGAGTATGGCTTAGAAGATAATTGGTTCTACGTAGATGAAAACAAATCTGTGTGGAAGTTTATTCGTACGCACTATTCAAAGTATGGCGAAGTTCCCACAGCTACTACTGTAAAAGATAACTTTCCAAATTATCGATTGCTGCAAGTTGAAGATTCTGTAGAGTACTTACTTGATCAGTTAGTTGAGTACCGTAAGCGCCAAAAAACTATAGAGATAGTTCAGGATGCTGCAGAGGCAATAGCTTCGGGCGATCATACTATTGCGATAGAGTTGATGGGAAAAGGTGTTGCAGGTTTATTTGATGACGGCATTAGCCAGTCTACCGATGTAGATCTTACGTCTAACCCTGCAAGTCGATACCAAGAATACCTAGACATAAAAACTCGTCCTAATGGTTTGATTGGCATGGCCACAGGGTTCTCTTTGATTGATCAAGCAACGGCAGGCTTGCAGCCCGGGCAGCTTGTAGTAATTATTGCTCCACCTAAAACAGGTAAGTCAGTGATTGCACTACAGACTGCGGTCAATTTACATGAAGACGGATTTGTTCCAATGTTTCAGTCTTTTGAGATGAGTAATCAAGAACAAAAAGCACGTCACGATGCAATGCGCTCAAACATTTCTTATGCGCGGTTAACTCGTGGCGATCTAAAAGTTGATGAAGAAGTTAGGTATCAAAAAATGCTATCTCGTATGGAGACCATGCATAACTTTTACTTAACTGATAGCGTCTCTGCTCGTACTATTTCAGGATTGTCAGCAAAGATCGATAAGCTTCAACCAGATATTGTTTTTGTAGACGGTGTTTACCTTATGACTGATGAGATCAGCGGGGAACAAAACAGCGCCCTTGCATTAACAAATATCACCCGATCATTAAAACGGCTTGCACAGAAAGTACGTAAGCCGGTTGTTATCACTACTCAGGTACTTGAGTGGAAGATGAAAAAAGGTCGAGTATCCGCCCAGTCAATTGGATATTCATCTTCATTCTTTCAAGATGCGGATGTGATATTAGCTCTTGAACGGCAAGATGAGTTTGATGATTCTTCTCGTCTGTTTCGTATTGAAGCTAGTCGTAACTGCGGCAAGGTAGAAGTAGAACTACTTTGGGATTGGGAAAACGGTAAGTTTCAAGAATATGGTGCGCCATGAAATCAATAGCATTATTGTCAGCACTAATAGTTATACTTTGGCTTATAAATAAATATACTGACTAGGAGGAAGTCATGGATTTTGGTCCAAATTTTGAAGGTCAACAGGCCTGTATGTATGTAGAAAATCCGGATATGTTTTTTCCACACCCATCTGATCGTGCAGGTATAGCTGCAGCAAAAGAAATTTGCAACGGCTGCCCAGTTTTAGTAGAGTGTCTTCGCTATGCTGTTCGCAAACCAAACCTACAAGGTATCTGGGGAGCAACTACGCAACGGCAACGTGAAACATTGAGGGCAAAATTAAAAAAGGAACAAAATGCCGAAGTTTAAATTTACTCGGGAAAGCTGCTTAGATAATTGGCAGCGTACGCTATGGGATTCTGCACAGGAAGAAATCAAAGAGCGTGTGCGGGGAATCCATACGCCTATCAATGGGCCTGCCGACGACATTACCTGTTCAGAGTGTGCCATTGACGAAAACAACTATCCGCAATACCCTTGCCCAACAATTAAAGCGTTAGACGGTGAGCAGGAATGATTCTTACAGAGGACAAAGTAAAAGCAGTTCTTGCTAATCTCGATATTGAGATTGAACGTGAGCGTGGGGATGAGATTACTGCTCTATGCCCAGGTCACGAACTACGTACCGGTAAGGTAGATCAAAACCCATCGTGGTCAATTAATACTGAGACCGGAGTTCACCATTGTTTTTCTTGTGGGTATAAGGGAAATCTTTTAACTCTTGTAGCGGAACAAAAAGAGTTTTATACCTCTTGGGATCGTCTTGATATTGAGGGTGCTAAAGAGTGGCTGCGACAAAATACTCGTATTGACCTTTCTACGCTTATAAAGCAAATGGAAGACATTAAAGATTCTTACATTGCTGTGCCAAAACCAGTCCCAATGAGCGAGGCACGTCTAGCTTTATTCTCTAAGAATTTTCCTAAGAACGCTTTAGATTCTCGTTTACTAACGGAGGGGTCTGTAAAACATTACGGAATTCTTTGGGACACCGGTAACAGTCGTTGGATTCTTCCTATTCGTACTTGGGAAGATAACGAACTTATGGGTTGGCAAGAAAAAGGATACAAAGAGCGTTACTTTAAAAATCGTCCAACAGGTATTGCAAAAAGCAAAACCTTATTCAATAGCTACAACACTGAATATGACAATAGAATGATTGTTGTAGAAAGTCCTCTGGATGCAGTACGATTGCATTCAGCAGGTATCGAAGGTGGCCTAGCCACATTTGGTACAGCAGTAAGTCCAGATCAATTTAAAATTATGCGAGAGACTAGAGATCTAATCTTTGCTTTTGATAATGATGAGCCCGGGCGTATTGCAGCGTTACGTATGTTAGATCTTTGCCGCAAAACCGGTATGGAATGTAAGTTTTTTAACTATGATGGTGTAGAATGTAAGGACATTGGTGAAATGACCGATGATCTTATACATCGTGGTGTTGAGACTGCAAAGCATTGTGTATTAGGTAAAGCAGCAATTCTAGGAGTGTAATGTCTTTTAAGGGTGAACTCCTCCCCTACCAGGTCGAGGCTGTAGAACGTATGTGCAAGCAAGAACGCATGCTTGTTGCATATGACCTCGGCCTGGGAAAGACTGTAATTACTATTGCTGCAATAGAGCAGCTAATAGAAGATAACCGTGTAGATAAGCCCGGGCTAGTTATTTGCCTTTCTAGTTTGAAATATCAGTGGGCTTCTCAAATAGAAAAGTTTACCGAGGGTACATCCAGTTCTTTAGTAATTGATGGGACGCCTTCCGCCCGGATCAAACAATACTCTAGCTATAAAGACTATGATTATATAATAATTAATTACGAACAATTAGTTAATGATTTCGAGCTTATAAAGAAAATGAAGCTAGATTTTATTGTTGCAGATGAAGCCACAGCTTTAAAAAGTTTTAAGTCAAAGAGGTCTAAGACAGCAAAAAAATTAAAAGCACCTTATGTATTTGCTTTGACCGGTACTCCAGTAGAAAACGGCAAGGCAGAGGAACTGTTTTCTATTATGGAATTTGTTGATAAAACTATCCTTGGGGACTTTATCTCTTTTGATGCTAAATACATTGTGCGTAATTATTTTGGTTGGATTGAGCGGTATAAGAACTTAAATTCTTTGCATACCAAATTAGGAACTGCTTGTGTGCGTAAACGCCAAAGTGATCCAGACGTATCTCCATACCTTCCAAAGACAATACATGCAGCTCCAATCCTTGTGCCAATGGAATCAAATATGAAAAATCTTTATAATATTATTTGTGAAGATCTTTTAGATGATTTAAATCAAGTAGTTATAGACTTTCCAAATCTTAAGATCTTTGGGGATAAGGTTTATGATCCAGAGGCTAATGAAGTCCGGGGCAGGATAATGTCAAAACTTACTGTTCTTCGATTACTGTGTGATCACCCAGAGTTAGTAATAAAAAGCGGTAACGCTAATAACTTTGATCCTTTTGGCATAGAGGGTTCAAAGTATGCCGGAGAATTAGTTGCTGCAGGGATGCTTGATAAGCTTAAAAAAGCACCTAAGCTTAACGTATTAAAAGAAATAGTCTTAGACTTTCTTTCACAAGACGAAGCAAACAAAGTTGTAATCTTTACTAGTTTTGTTAACATGGTTGATATTATTGCTGAAGAGTTTGTAACGGTTAAGGCTCAGAAATTCACAGGGCAAATGAATGCAAAGGAAAAAGAACATGCAAAAGTCACTTTTCAAACTGATCCTGCTACCCGTGTTATTGTCAGTTCTGACGCTGGTGGGTATGGGGTGGATCTCCCTCAGGCTAACCTACTTATTAACTACGACCTACCCTGGAACGCAGGTTTAGCAACCCAACGCAATGGCCGTATACAACGAGCCTCAAGTGAGTGGGAGCACGTAGTTATTCAAGATATACTCACCAAGGGATCTATTGAAGAACGTCAATATGAGATGCTGCAGCAAAAGTTGTCAGTAGCCAATGCTATTATTGACGGAGAAGGTATGGATAGCAAGGGTTCTTTGGAGTTAACAGTAGGGTCACTTAAGCAGTTTTTGCAATCTATTTAGAAGTATACTAGGATGTTGGAGGAGTTCGATATGGGAGATGTAGTGTCAAACCAAACACCAACACGCACTATTAGGATTCCAGATGATCTCTGGAATGCTGCCAAAGAAAAGGCAGCTGAGTTAGGTGTCACAGTTACTGATATAGTAATTGAGGCATTGAAAGAACTTACAGAAAGTTAATTAACCAGGAGGGTAATATGCCAAACGTAATTGGTAAAGAAAATCTGCCTACACTAGAGACTGTAGGGCAGTCGGATCTAGACAGCATGTTTCACGAGTATGTGCATCTAAAGCGCAATATTGATGACCTAACAAAGCGTCAAGATGAAATCAAAAAAGAACTTATGTCTTTTGTAGACTCTAATGGTCTTGAAGATGATAAAGGCCACAAGTGGTATGACATGCCAGAATACAATGGCTATAATGGTATGCAGCGCCAGCGTCGTGTCTCAAACAAGTTGGATGAGCAGGCAGCACATGACCTGCTCCGTGAAAAGGGATTGTCGGCACGCTGCTATGAGTTAAAGCCTGTACTAAATCAAGATGAAGTAATGGCATGTTTAGCAGAGGGTCTTTTGACAGAAGAAGATGTAGACTCTATCTTTAGTAAGTCAGTTACTCACGCCTTTGTTTTGACTAAGGCCTAATAATGGGGGTATTTAAAAACATGGCACTTAATGAGGTTAATCTTTGCCCGGTATGCGATAAAGAGTTTACTGAACTTGTAGATCTTTTAGACCATTTATTAAATGCCCATACCACAGACACCGGAAGCACCGATGACTGACGATGTATTAGTAGAAAAGGTTGCAGAAGCTCTATACAACTGGGATAAGCTTTTGTTTAACCGCTGGCTAGATCGCTACGGTGCTGCTAAGGTAGCAGTAGAAACTTTACGAAAAATTGCAGAAGGATTAGACGAAGGAGGAAAACCGCTATAATGAGTGAAGATAAAATTGATCAGATGTTTGCATCGCTTGATGAGTTTTATCCAGGCTCTAAACGTAAGCGCCGTCCTGTAAGTCCTGAAGTAGAACGTAAAAAGAAAGAAAAGCAAGAGCGTGCAGAGTGGGCACAAAACCCACAAGTAAAGACATTGCCTAATGGTAATGTTGTAGAACTTTACAGCGCTGGCTCTCTTGCACTAGCATTAGGGAGGCCTTTGGTTACTGTTCGTTTGTGGGAACGCAAAGGATACATACCAAAGGCCCCCTATCGCTTACGCTCTATAATTGTCAACGGGGAAAAGAAACCCGGTTGGCGTATGTATAGCAAAGCAATGATAGAAAGTATACTTACAAGCTTTCAATCAAGAGGACTTGAAGAAGCCCCTCGAATTGACTGGAATAGGTATCCGGACCTATCATTAGAAATATATGAAGACTGGAAACTGATTCATAGCCAAGAAACTGAATAACCAAACCGCCTAATGGCCATAACACTAAGGAAACTAAAGTGAACGCACGCAACACCAATATCAGTTCATATCTCGATGAAGATGTGGACCTTGACACAACCGCTCTATTTGAAGCAGAAGATGAAAACGAAGTCTCGGATCGTTCTTCTACAATTCAAGTTGGTTGGTCTGCAGCACGTAAGGTGCAAGAAAAGGCAAGCAAGAGTTACGCCACTGACTTCAAGTTTGAAGAAGACGTTCAACTCATTAAGTTCTTGTCATCAGAACCAATGGTATTTTCTCAGCACTGGGTAAACCGCCCAGGCAAGAAGTCATTCGTTTGTTTAGGAACCTCTGACTGCCCACTATGCCGTACCGGTAACAAGCCAGACAATAAGTTTGCTTTCTCAGTAGTAAATTTGACTGATGAAGAACCATCAGCCCAGCTTATGACTGTCGGTCTACGTCTCTGTGGTCAGTTGGAAAAGATGGACCGTGATCCAAAGACTGGTCCACTAGATCGTATGTATTGGGCTGTTAGCAAGTCAGGTCAGGGTACCAAGACTAGCTACTCAATCATGCCTGTTAAAGAACGTGACCTCCCTGAAGACTGGGATCTTGACGTTCAGGAAACCGCTAATCTTTTAGCAACATTGAAGCCACTTGGCGTCGATGCTCTCCGTATGTCGACTAAAGCAGAACTTGCTGAAATCGCACACGAACTTCCTGAAGAATAAGATATCCACTTGTGGGGCCGGGACTTACTCCCTCCTATCCCGGCCCCTCATAGTCTCTTGGAGAGCACCTTGAATATTATTTTAACTATTGAACAATTAGAAGAACTTGTACAGCATTATTCTGCTGTAGATGAATTTGTTTTTGACGTAGAGACTGCTGGTCCACACCGAGGCGATCCACGACAGAATGATGTTGTTTGGATTTCTATGGCTACTGAAGGCCGCACAGATGTAATTCCAATGGGTCACCCTAATGGTGAATATATTGATACTGAATACCCATTACTTCCATCCGCTAAGATTCGTCAGGCTAAAGGTCTGCCGCTCCGCCCACAGGACTATAGCAAGGATGAAAAGAAAGCTAAGAAGATCTTTTCAGAAGCCCCTGAGCAATTAACACCGGGGGAAGTTTTTAAAGCATTGAAGCCTATCTTTATGAGCGATAAGCGCAAGGTAGGACATAACGTAAAGTTTGACTTGCAAAGTATTGCTAAGTATGTAGGCGGACTACCCACTCCGGAGTATGGCTGCACGCTTATTGCATCGTTTCTTTTAGATAACCAAAATCGTATTAATGGATTAGGTCTTGATGACTGCCTTAAACGTGAGTTTGGGTATGAAATGATCAAAGGTGTAGGTAAAGAAATTGAAGCCCATAGCTTTGATGAGGTTGCCAAGTATTCAGGTTTAGATGCTGAGTGGACTTGGAAGTTATGGAAGACTCTGTCAGACAGGCTTGCAGAATTAAAAATGACAAAGCTGTTTGCTTTGGAAATGGATGTTCTACAAGTAATCTGCAGCATGGAGCTTCGTGGGGCAGACATTGACGTTTCTTCACTTGCTTCATTGAAGAAAAGCTTAGAGGAACAACTTGAAGACTGTAAGGCAGAGATATATGTTGCTGCGGGTAAGGTCTTTAATCTTAATAGCGTTAAGGAAAAGCAAACACTGCTTTATAGCGCCGTAAAAGATGGCGGTCGAGGACTAAAACCAAAGCATCCTACGCCTAATGGCAAGAAGAAACTAGATTCTGGTCAGCGAACTACTCCTCAAGACTTTTCAGTGTCCGAGCAGGCGCTTAATATATTCGCCGGTAAGGATGCTGTAGTTGATGGTCTTATTAAGTATGCAGATTTAAATAAACTTTTAACTACCTATGTAGTTCCATACATTGGTGGAGATATCACTCGTACCCTAGCTGGCAAGAGCAAAATAGTATCAAAGAAAGCATTGCTGCTTAATGGTAAGGTTCACACCGACTTTGTACAGTATGGTACAGAGACCGGCCGATTCTCTAGTAGAAATCCAAACTTACAGAATGTACCGGCTCCACACACAGCCAACGGCAAGGCTATTCGCAATCTGTTTATTGCTCCGGAAGGGCACAAGCTAATTGTTGCTGACTATTCCCAGATTGAGCCTCGCATTATTGCATCATTTTCGCAGGATAGAATTATGACGGGGTCTTATTTAGATGGCGGAGATATCTACACTACGGTGGGCGACACCATGGGCGTAGACCGTAAGGCTGGTAAAGTACTCGTGCTTGCTATGGCATATGGCGTGGGTCCCGATAAAATTGCTGCTCAGATTGGTTGTTCTATTACTGACGCCAAAGAACTCCTTTACAATTTTAGTAAGAAGTTTGCATCTATTGAACGGTATCGACGAACGGTTATTTCTAGTAGCCGTAACCAGACTCCTGTTCCTTATGTAACAACCTTGCTAAAGCGTCGGCGTTATCTGCCCGATCTACGTTCTAAGGAACTTTGGAAGAGGGCAAGGGCAGAGCGTCAGGCGTTTAATACGGTAATTCAAGGATCTGCAGCAGATATTATCAAAGTTGCAATGGTTCGGGCATACGATATGATTCCAAAAGAAGCAAGTTTAATTCTCACCGTACATGATGAGTTAGTTACAGTTGCTCCGGAAAACATTGCCGAAGAAACCGCTAAGGCAATTCAAAATGCTATGGAGGACATAAAAGTGTTAAACATACCGCTCTTGGCAGATGTCAAGATTGTTGATCGTTGGGGTGAGGCCAAATGATTTTCTTTAACCGTAAGAAGAAAGATCAAAATAAAATTAAACTTACTACTCTTTCGCCAAAGTCACAGATTCGTAAGATTATTTATGACTCTGGCTGCAAGAATCCTGAACAAGTAGCTGTACTAATGGGCCTAGGATCTTTGTCAGATGATGTAGCAGAAATGGAAGAGGCTGCAAGTGACAAGCGTTTAGATAGGTTAGTGCCTATAATGCCTGTACTAGAGACAAGCGCAATGGTTGCAGCACAGGTAAACGCTACAGCTTTTATTCAGGGTGAGCTTGAAGACGGAGAAGAAATGCCAGAAGAGGCACTTATTACTGCACTGACTCAAATGTTTAGAGTAGTTTCGTACTCTTCTATAGTGTCTTGCATGTCTACTCTCATTGATCTTGGATTATTAACAGAAGGATATAACAATGACAAATGATTGGTGGTCTCGAAAACTATCTAATAACCCTAGTGTCCCAAGCAGGCCACAAGCAGATCCTAGACAAGTACCAAACGTACGTTATGTACCGGAAGGAAATGTAACCGCTACCCCGGTTAACTATGATCCTAATCAAGATCAACTTGTAACTAAAGCACAGACTGCAAAGATGACTTCTAAGTGTCCTGAATGTAACTCAGGAAACTACATGAAAATAGGTACTCAAACTAGTGCGGGTGGGCAGTTTGACGTATATCGATGCTATGATTGTGGATACCCTAAGACTCAGTCTGGAAGTGGTGGCGGACTACCATCAGATAGTACCGGCCCAGCTACACCAGCTAAACAAGTTTCAAAGGGAAACAACTATAACCCTAACATCATTATAGATCGGATTGGCTAATGACTTTAAACACAGAAGTATTAAAACTTGCTGCTCTTTGGAACAAAAAGTATGGAGACGGACGGGCGTTAGTAGCAAGTGCTGCACAGATGCCTACCCGCATTACAACAGGTTCCTTAACCTTAGACGTAGTGCTTGGTGGTGGCTGGCCGGTAAATCAATGGACTGAAATCATTGGTGAGGCTTCAAACGGAAAGACAGCAATTGCATTAAAAACTATTGCGGCCAATCAAGAAAAAAACCCTGAATTTACTACGGTATGGATTGCAGCAGAGCCTTTTGATGTAGGGTACGCAAAGATCTGTGGTGTAGATACTGATCGAGTACTGCTTATTGAGACCAACATAATGGAAGAAGCCTACGAAGCAACTATCCAGTTCTGTGAGTCTAAGGCCGTAGACCTTATTATTATTGACTCCCTACCTGCTTTAGTACCATCTACAGAAGATGAAAAGTCTATGGATGAATCTACTGTTGGGCGTGGAGCTTTGTTGACTAATAAGTTCTTTCGTAAGGTGGCAAAGGCAACAAAGCGTTCGCTGACTGATAACGAGCGTGGAATTACATGCCTACTTATTAACCAGTTCCGTATGAAGATCGGAGTTATGTACGGCGACCCGCGCACTACTCCAGGAGGTCTAGGCAAAGATTATGCTATGGCTATCCGTTGCGAAGTAAAGCGTGGAGATTGGCTAGAAGTCGGTACCGGAGATGCTAAGCGTCGTGCAGGTCAGACTATCAAAGTGCACACTCTAAAGAATAAGACCTTTCCTCCGCAGCAAGTTGCTTACCTAGACTTTTGGTTTTCTGATGGTGGTCCGGTAGATGCCGGCTCCTATGATCTTGCTAAAGAAATTATTCAGTTAGCAGTTGTTCATGGCATCATTGAGCGTCGGGGTGGCTGGCTGTACTACGCTGATCAAAAGTGGCAAGGTGCTGCAAACTTAATTGATGCTATACGCGAAGAGATTGATCTTAAAGAGGCATTGACTCGAGAAGTACTAGACGTATTGCGCATTACCCCCGTGCTTGAATTGACGGAGGATTAATGAAAAGCGAAGGCCAAAAGCAGTCCCAGAAGCATGAAAAGCGTTTAGCTAAAACTCTTGGGGGTAAGCGTACAGCTGCCTCTGGGGCCTTTTGGTCTATGAAAGGTGATGTAAGGATGGATGATTTTCTAGTAGAACACAAGTGGACTGGCAAGAAAACATTCACTCTTAAATCTGATGTACTAGAGAAAATAATAACAGAGGCAATCCTAGATGGCAGGACTCCTGCCTTAGGAGTGCATCTAAATGGGAAAAACTACGTGCTCTTAGAGGAATACGATTTCATTGAACTTCGTAACTATAGAATAGAGCATGAATGCGATACGACGACGACCCCGAATGGACTTGGCGATACGACGCCAAATGCTTCGGAGTAGACACCGAAATCTTTTATCCACCACGGGATAAAGACCAATATGCTTCCATTGCAGATAAAGCAAAGGCAATCTGTAAAGGAGCAGACGGTAGGCCTCCTTGCCCAGTAAGGCGAGAGTGCCTAGTGGAAGCAATAAACGCGGATGAACTGCATGGAATATGGGGCGGTTTGTCACATAGAGAACGAAATGCTATGGTACGTAAATATACTAAAGCAAATATGACTTTGGAAGAATGGCTGGATACAACAAATGACTTCAAAACCACAAAAGATAACAAGCAAAAGCCTAAAGGCATTCCTGGACGCTAATAAACGTAAATCGCGTTTGACCGGTCCACTAGAACGCTACATGTTGGCTAAGCCTCGAGAGTTTCGTGATCAAAGTTATTTGCATCCTAGTGACATGATTAAGTCTGAATGGTGTGCTTTACATGCCTATCATGCATTAAACGGTAACTATGTACATACCCAAGATAAGCCTACTCTCCGCACTCAGTCCATCTTTGATGAAGGGCATGCAATTCATCATAAGTGGCAGTCCTGGATCACCCAAATGGGAAATATGTATGGGCTTTGGGAATGCGTGTACTGCAATGAATCCTTTTACGCCACTTCACCAGAGGGTTGCCAGTTTTGTAATGAGGGCGGGCTTATTTACAAAGAGGTTCCTTTATCCTCTGCAAAGCATATGATCCGTGGTCATGCAGATGGTTGGGTAAAGGGACTTGATGCCGACTTCCTTATTGAAATTAAATCAATAGGCACAGGCACTATCCGCTTTGAAGCCCCAAGTATGCTCTCTGCAGCAGGTAACGACTTAGATACAGCTTGGCGGGCAATAAAGCAGCCTTTTCGCAGCCATATACTTCAGGGACAGGTTTACTTACATCTTTGTCATTTGATGGTAGAAGAGGGCCTTGCTGAGTCAGCCCCAGAATCTATTGTTTATATTTATGAACTAAAGGCCAACCAAGACTACAAAGAGTTTGAGGTTATGTACGACCCAGAGTACATAGCAGATATATTTGAAAATGCAGCCGATGTAGCATGGGCAGTTGACAACCAGCGCCCACCTGCATGTAATATAGATCCAGTCAACGGTTGCAAGCGTTGCGAGACCTTCAGGGAGGAAACAAATGATTAAGAAACATCCGTATCGTGCTGCTGTAAAACACATTCGTGAACTACACCATGCAGAAAAACGCAGTGAGCATGTAGGAATTACTTGTGCAGTTTGCCAAATTCCATACCCATGCAAGACTATTCAATTAATTGATGATGATTTATACGAGGATGGAAATAATGAGTAATAGTGCGCATGCATTAAATGCATTAAATAAAAAAGGGTTTCAAATCCCTAACAAACCTAACTATGAAATACCCGAGTTACCTGTGGATATCACAGAGCTTCATGACGAAGACCTTATGGAACTTTTTGTTACTTTGACTAGTTGGACTGATTATGTAGCCCCACAGGTTGCTGTCGCAGCAATTGATGAACGTGAGGCAGATCGTTACGTATCAGTGCTAGAAGCCACAGCTATGGTAAATAACTGGAAGGGCGGTAGTGGTGATCGCGTAACAATTGCTAAAGCTAATATCCTTTTAGACCCAAAGGTCGTAGAAGCTAAGCAAGAACTAGATGAAAAGCATGCTTACCGCAAACTGGTGGAAGTATTGCTGCAAAACTTAGAGCGGGATTCAGCATTAGTTTCTCGAGAGTTAACTCGCCGCACATCAGATAGTAGTGTAAAGACCCGAGCACGGAGGTACTCAGTATGACAAATATAGAATCAACTAATAATTATTATCAGCAATATACAACAAAAACTTCAGTTGGCGGTGGGTACACTGGCGCACAACCTGTTAGCCGTGTATTTTCTACACCGTCTAAACCTACAGATGTTGTTCCTGAAGTTTCTAAAATGACTGAAGAAGAAATAAAAGATATGGCTGCTTATTTGGAAAACACTCTCCAAGATAGCCTTGATGTGTGCCCTAACGAGTGCTGTGCAGATACGTTTGGTCATAATTTTATTCCAGATTTAGCTATAAAACTCGTTCAGATTATTGCTGAGGATTACAACAGGCCACTAACTGAAATAGAAAAACTTTTGAAGAGTCAGATTACATTCCTTAATCAAACTATAGACAAATTATTGCGTCAGTTAAATGAAAAAAATCCAACTCAATTTACCCCTAATGAAAACTATGATAAATACATGAAGTATAAGCAAAGCAATCCTAAAGGTCACTGGGATAGTGAGAGGGATATGAAATGATTATAGGATTATCCGGTTACGCCCAGAGCGGTAAAGATGAAATAGCTAAAGTTCTTCTTGACGAGAATTTTGAACGTGCAGCGTTTGCAGATACGTTGCGCGAAGCACTAGTAGCTTTAAATCCTATGGCAGGATACGGAGTATTTCTTGCTGATGTGGTAGGTATGCTTGGTTGGGAAGAAGCTAAGCGCAACTACCCAGAAGTACGTCGTTTGCTACAGCGTATGGGCACAGAAGCTGGCCGCAATATATTTGGAGAACAAATTTGGGTTAATAAAACCTTAGGAAGTTTAGACCCTACAAAAAACTATATAATCACCGATGTAAGGTTTAAAAATGAAGCAGATGCTATTAGAGATCTTGGCGGTCAAATGTGGCGGGTAACTCGTCCGGGCACAGGCCCTGTCAACAGTCATTCATCTGAAGTAGCTCTAGATAATTACGTGTTTGATTATGTAGTAGAAAATAAAGGCGATCTTGATGAACTTAAGGTTTTGGTGCTTGCCCTAGTAAAGGTATCTGCATGAGTATCAAATCATTTGGCGACAAAGCTGCTTTAAAAGGCGAAGTCTATATTGGCATAGATCAGTCTTATACCGGCTTTGGTACTACCATTATGGATAAAAAAGGCAATTTTTATACCGAGGTGTATAAGGCAGAAGGCGACGGCATAGAAAAGCTTTGTAATATTCGTAATTATCTTGAAGATTTACTGTCAGAATATGAGGTAGCCAAGATAGCTATGGAAGGTTACGCATTTGGTAGCCAGATGTCTCACATGCTGGGAGAACTTGGCGGAATGATAAAACTATTAATCTTTGATCTTTACCCAGGTAATGATCAAGTTAGGTTTCCAATTATTGTCCCTCCACCAAGTCTTAAAAAATACATTGCCGGAAAAGCCACTAAGGTAAGCAAGAGTCAAGTATTGCTACAGGTGTACAAAAAGTGGGGAGTAGAGTTTAATGATGACAATGCCGCAGATTCCTACGGATTAGCTCGAATTGCTAGAAATAAGCATGATTTTGAGTATGAAAAAGAAGTTTACGATAAGTTAGCCACTAAATAGTGGTAGTGTTTTCTTAGAGGGCGCTCAATAATCGGACAATTAAGGAACACTAATCGTGAGCGAAATCCAGAATAAAGACGAAGAAAACTACCTTAGAGTAAGTGGTGGGTCTAACCCACAATCTGTGGGGTCAGCCATTGCACATGCACTGTATGAAAGCCCAACAGTAAAGATCAGGGCAGTAGGTGCTTCAGCTGTAAATCAGGCTGTAAAAGCTATTGCTATCGCAAGAGGCTATGTAGCCCCAAGAGGACTTGATCTTGTATGTAAGCCAGGATTCACAAATGTTGAATCCAGAGAGGGTAAGATTTCAGCCATCGTTTTCACCATTATGGCGAGTTAAGGCTGATATTTTAACTTTTTAGAGTTACCGTTATAGTGCGATAGCTCTCTATTCTAGAATGAGGTAATAATGGCTACTTATCCATCAGCCACTGACACAGGCGGTGCTACTCTAGTTCCTCGTGGAAATGTGCAGGCTGCAGATCCAGCCGCTTCTCCAAAGGCACAAAGAACAGCAACACCATATCAAGCTATTTATGGTCAACCTGGCAAAGAGCGTAATGGTGCTCGTTACGGTATTACGGCAACAACTGTAATTCCTACAGCACCAGAAGCAGGCGCTACTCAGGCTAGCGGTCGAATCATTCCTAATGTTGTTAATCGCAGCAGGAGTGTATTTGACGATGGCATGGGTTCGTCGTATATTTAATACATAAGTTGTTGGGGCAGGGTTAAGCCTGCCCCAAACACAAACGGGATAACTATTGGAGGACAAATGTTAGCTAAAGCTATACAAGAATTTAAAGAACAAAAGTTACTTACAACTAAGCACTGTGTTGTCGGTGCTTGGGTGGTAACGCTTTCTGAAAAAGACCAAGAATCTTTTTCAGATGTAGTCAAAGATCCATTTATGGCAACTCGAGACTTACATCAAATTTGTAAAAACGTTGGTGGAACATTTAGCGTAGAGTCTGTACGCCGTCACCGTAACATGGAGTGCGCATGTCTCTAAGTGATGAAATTGCTAAAATTAAAACCGGTCCGGAATGGCCTGTAGTACAGCCAGCGGCCCCAGTAAATATTACTGGCTATGCCCCGGCACCTAAATCCCCGGCGCTTGTAGGTGGTTGGAAAACTGCCGTTATTCTTCCCGATCCTCAAATTGGCTATCGTCAGTTTGATGATACTGGTTTAGATCCTTTTCATGATGAAGCAGCAATGAGCGTTGCATTGCAAGTTCTTGCTGCAGAGCAACATGAGAATGAAGTACACCAAGTTGTTAATCTAGGGGATTTTTTAGATCTTCCAGCACAAGGTAAATACGAACAAGAAGCAGCTTTTGCTCAGACTACTCAGCATGCTATTGATCGTGGTCATTTGTTCTTGCAAGAGCAGCGTGCTAATGCCCCAAAGGCTACAGTTGTATTGCTTGAGGGTAACCATGATCGCCGTATGCAAAAGTTTGTACAAGCTAATGCGCTATCTGCTTTTGGGTTAAAACGGGCTAACATGCCAGATTCTTGGCCAGTAATGTCTTTGCCTTATCTTCTACGCCTAGATGAAATTAACGTAGAGTATATCGATGCCTACCCAGCAGGTATGTGGTGGATTAACGATAAACTTCGTGCTATTCATGGCGATAAGGTAAACTCGGGTGGCTCAACAGCTATGAAGTACACCAATGAAATGCCGCATATTTCCACAATTTTTGGACATATTCACCGCCAAGAAATTCAGTCCAAGACTACCTTTGATCGTGAAGGTCGTATTAAGGCTATGGCTATTAGCCCCGGATGTCTGTGCCGTGTAGATGGCCATGTACCTAGCGTCAAAGGATCCACGGATTCTAATGGTAAGCCAGTAACCTACTGGGAAAACTGGCAGCAGGGTATTGCAGTCATTCGTTATAAGGATGAAGGCTCATTCCATGTGGACTTAGTCCATATTGATGAGGGCAAAACTCTTTATAAAGGTCAAGAATTTATTGCCAAGTAAGTTGCATCGAACAGAGGGCTCACCAGAAATGGTGGGCCCTTTGGCATTACAACTCTTAATAATTAAATGAAAATAAGGGAATGGGACTAGAATTACCAAAACTTAGCATTGCCGATCTTACTTTTAGACATAATTTTAAAGATCGTGATGGAAATCCTTCAGATAACTGGAAAAAGTATAGATATCAAACTATAT